GATATAATTACTGCTTCCGCATTGGAAAGAGAAATAGAACAGACAATAAGCAACTTTGAACCTAGAGTTAGAGTAACTAGCGTTAGAGCTAAACCAGATTTCAACAATAATGGTTTCTCGATTCAGATGGAATTTTACATTATTAATCAGACTTCACCGGTTTCAATAAGTTTCTTATTAGAGAGATTACGATAAATGGCAACAAATAGACTACAAGTTACTGACCTTGATTTTGATACAATCAAGAACAACTTAAAAACATTTTTAAGAAGTCAATCTGAGTTTTCAGACTATGACTTTGAAGGTTCAGGCTTAAGTGTCTTGATGGACCTTTTGGCATATAACACTCATTATAATGCCTACTATCTAAACATGGTTGCTAACGAATCGTTTTTAGACACAGCAGTTCTTCGTAATTCTGTTGTATCACATGCAAAGTTATTAGGATACGTTCCATTGTCCGTTACTGCTTCTAGAGCTTCTATTAACCTGACTATTCCTAGTGGCAATAGCACTCCAGATACATTCACACTTACTAAAGGTTTTAGTTTCAAATCCAACATTATTGATAATAGTGTTTTTAATTTTGTACTTTTGGAAGATGTTACTGTAAACAAAACTGGTCAAGATTTTATATTCTTAAACTTACCTGTTTATGAAGGCCAGTTGGTAAGTTACGATTTCACGTATAATTTGGATTCCAATCCAAAAGGTATATTTACAATTCCTGATTTAAATGTTGACACAAAAACTTTAATTGTTTCTGTTCAAGCATCAAGTGCTAATTTAAGCACTCAAATTTATACCCAATCGACAGATGTATTATCTGCAACAAATGAGTCAGCTGTCTACTTCTTACAAGAAGGTCAAGATGGTAAATTCCAAATTTATTTTGGTAATGGAGTTATTGGTAAAGCTTTGAATGATGGTTGTATTGTCAATTTGGATTACCTTGTAACTTCTGGTGATGCTGCAAACAAGTCATCTTCTTTTGTTGTTAGTACACCTATCGCTAACGTTTCAAACTATTTTGTAACGGTTGCTAGTGCAGCAGCTGGAGGAACGCAAAGAGAATCTGCCGATAAAATCAAATTAAATTCTACATTACAGTACACTACTCAAAATAGATTAGTTACAACAAAAGACTATGAATCTTATGTAACAAAAAATTATCCTGCGGTTGAATCAATTTCTGTTTGGGGTGGAGAAGAAGAAGTGCCGCCAGTTTACGGTAAAGTTTATATCTGTATTAAACCAAAAGATAACTACTATCTTTCAACGGCAGAAAAAGAAAGAATTATTTCTGAAATCGTTCAACCAAAATCTATCATTTCTATTAAATCTGAAATACGTGATCCGGAATATCTGTATTTAAAATTGGTAAATCTTGTCAAGTACGATAAAAAGAAAACTTCATTAACAGAAGACCAGATAAAAAATGCTATTAAATCTTCCATCTATCTTTACAATGACCAGTATTTAAACAAGTTTGGTTCAACGTTTGTTTTGTCTAAAGTACAAGATAATATTGATGGTGTTGATTTGTCTTCTATTATTGGTTCTGAAACATCTCTGCGTTTGGAAAAACGTTTCTTGCCATCGTTAAGTGAAACAAAAACTTACAACATTAACTTCAACGTACCACTATATCGTGGTACAATTCTGAACCGATTAACTTCTTCAGAGTTTACTATTAATGACAGTACTGGCATAACAAGAAATGCTATTCTAGAAGAAGTGCCAGAATCATACACAGGTATTTCAGAAATTAGAATTCTAAATGCAGGTTACAAATATACATCAGCACCAACTGTAACTATTACCGGTGATGGTTATGGCGCTGAAGCTAAAGCAATTATTGTAAATGGAAAAGTTCAGTCTATTGCAATCACAAATCGTGGTATCAATTATACCAAAGCCGTTATATCTTTCTCTGGTGGAGATGGATACGGTGCTGAAGCTGTGGCAGTTTTAAATGCACGTTACGGCACTTTAAGAACCGTTTATTTTAATGCTAATGCTGAACGCCAAATTATTGAATCTAATGCCGGTACTATTGACTATAGTACTGGTGCAATTTCAATCACAAATATTAGATTTTTGACAGTCAGTACTTCGGATGGATACATTAGATTGAATATTGAGTCTGAAGATGGTATCATTTCTTCAAATAGAAACACAGTTATTGTTATAGATAAGACCGATTCAACTGCAATCATTACAGACTTAATTAGCAATTAATTATGGATCAAAAAACTTCTCTTTTAGTTAAACGTCAGGTACCAGAATATGTACGTGAGGAGTATCCTTTATTCCTTAGTTTTTTGGAAGCATATTATGAGTTTTTGGAAACTAAACAAACTGGTAAAAATAACGACCTAACAACCAAACTTAAAAATTTAAAAACAGTTTCCGATATTGATTCTTCTCTAAACGAATTTGAGTCTCATTTTTTTAATACGTTTGGTTCTTTAGTTCCTATCGATTCTGTTGCTGATAAAACATTTTTAATAAAAAACGCTTTGCCTTTATACCAGGCTAAAGGTTCAGAAAATTCTTTTAAATTTCTTTTTAGGTTATTGTATGGGCAAGAAGCCACATTATCATTTCCTAGAAACAATATTTTACGAGCTTCTGATGGCAAATGGCAAATTGATAAAGTTTTAAAAATTTCTACAGACATTTCTTCTGTTTACACAGCTGACGGTAATACAAAAGAATTTAAATTATTGTCTAAGTTGAGTAAAGACCAAGTTACGGTTTATGTAAATGGTATATTGGTTACTACAGGTTTTACTGTATATCAAGACTATAAAAAAATTGTTTTTAATACGAATTTGAGTCAAGGCGCTAATTTAGAAATTTTTCATACTTCAGTAGATAAAAATATTTTGGTTAACCGCAAAATTACCGGTTTACTTTCCGGTGCTTATGCTCTTGTTGAAAAAGACTTCGCTTCTGTTTTAAATAACAGAAATATATTGGAATTGTATATTGACAATAAAACATTAGTTGGTGAATTTGTTATTGGTGAAACTTTAAAAACTGACGCTTTTATTGATGATGTTTTGGTTGATGTGCGGGTACGTTCAGTTTCGGAACTAAAAGAAATTACAGTTACTTCAAGCGGCGGCAGCTATAATGTTGGCGACCCTGTTTTGATTGTTGCGCCTCTTTCTCAAATAACTCCTACTGCTATCGTTTCTAAAGTATTTAAAGGTATCATCGATACTGTAAACATTATTAATGGTGGCGCCGGTTATCAAGTGGGTTCTAAAATAACTGCTGATGGTTATGCAGCTCCCTTTGTTGACATTGAAGTTAACTCTGTTACTACAGTATCCGCAAACTCGCCAAATTCTTTTATAGTTTTCTCTGATATTATTACTGACATTGACCCAGCAAATACAACCATTGGTAATACAACGTATGGACTTTCTGGTTTAACAGGTAATGTTAATACTGTTATTGGTCGAACGTTTTCAAATGTTGCCTTTACAAATATTGGCGAAATTATCGGTACTCAAATTAATGAGGTTCAAGTTGTGTTTAATACACAACCAAATTTTGATGCTGAACCTGCAAAGGTTACTGTTCCAAAAAGAGGTTTCACTGCCGCTAATACTGTGTTATCGATTAGAAGTTATGGTTCATTAGGTAAATTTGACATTAAAAATCCTGGCACAGGTTATCAAATTGGTGATGAATTAACTTTCATAAATGTTCCTAAAACTTTTGGATTTGGAGCCGCGGCCGAAGTGGCCAATGTTTCTGCTAATGGTGCAATTACACAATTAAGATTTATACCGGACAGAATTACTGGAACCGCCAACATAAAGTCATCTAATGTGGTCGTTGTTGGTACAAACACCACATTTACAAATGACTTGTTTGTGGGGTATAAAATTAGAATTAATGGTGAAGATAGAACTGTTGTTAGTGTTGCTTCAGACACTTCTTTTAATGTAAACTCTGGATTCTCAAATACTGCCAACGGAAAATTGGTTAGATCCTATGCAAAGCATCCATTTGGTGGTCTTGCATATGAACAAGAAAATTTACCTTCAGTCATAGTAACATCTTCTACTGGTTCTAATGCTAATGTAATTGTAACTGCTATTTTGGGTGATGGAGAAAGTTTGTCTGCTACTTTCGGAGATAAGAAGTTTGGCGGTATTGAAAAGATTACAATTGTTGACGCAGGCAAATCATTACGTGCAATTCCTGAAATTGTGTTGACCGGTCTTGGTGATGGTTTAGCCACGGCAACATCTTCATTGGTTCCATCGTTCGAAACTTTTCCTGGTAAATTTAAAAATTCTGATGGTATCATTTCTTCATCATACACACGCCTTCAAGGTTTAGATTATTACATTGATTATTCATATGTTCTTTCTTCATCTATTGAGTTTAAAAAATATAAAGATGTTTTAAAAGGATTATTGCATCCTGCAGGATCAATTGCCTATTCAGAGTTGGTGAGACAAGATTCCGTACAAAGTGTGCGTGTAACTGGCTCATCGGAAATCGTCCAACAACCAGTATAAATAATAAATTATGCCATCATACTCATACGTAGCTCAAAAATTAAGACACAAAACAGCCCAAAAATATAAAGAGGCTTTTTCTGCTAACGAAGCTCCATTCATATCATACATCTTTATTGGTGACCATATGCCTTGGGCCAATGATGCAGCACCCGACATAATAATAGACACAGTTAGCACAGAAAAATCATTATGGAATAACATGATTGCTGCTAAGAAAATTACTGGCAATGATGTTCAATTAGTTACTGAACGAGTAAACTGGGTTGCAAATACCGTTTATCAACAATATGATGATACTATTGAGCTTGAAGATTTATTGTATGCTAATAATGCCACAGGTTATGAAGCGATGTATGCTATCAATTCTGAGGGTAATGTATACAAGTGTTTGTTTAACAATAATAATGCTCAGTCCACTATTGAGCCATTAGGACAAAACTTAAACAATAATGGCAATATATTAACCGCAGACTTATATTTGTGGAAATACATGTATAATGTTCAGGCAAATAATAAATTTTTATCCAATATTTGGGTCCCTATTCCTATTACTGTCTCAACTGTTGAATATGGTGCTAGTGCATTGACAACAATTGATGGTGAATTGACCACTATTGCAATGAAAAATGTCGGTTTAGGTTACATAAACAGCACAATTAAGGTTAGTGCTTTTGCTACAGCTTGCACAATTTTAACAGTTAATGCTTCTGTTGATATGGTAAATACAGTTTTTGCTAATATGGCAGTTTCTGGTACAGGTATCATTGGCGGAACATATATTACTGCTGTAGATCCAATTCTTCGAAAAATAACTCTTGTTTATCCAACTACGGCCGCTGGCGGCGGCACCTCAAATGCTAACAACATAACAATTTCTACCAGAGTAGTTATTAGAGGTGACGGCGAGGGCGCTCAAGCCTCAGCTAACGTTAGTAATAGTAGAATTAATAAAATCACAGTAACGAGTTTTGGTGCAGGATATAGTTATGCAAATGTATTGATTTATGGTACTGCAACTGGCGCTAATGTAGCTAATGCTCGTGCTATTCTTCCTCCAAAATTTGGCCACGGATTCAATGCGGCTGAAGAATTAGGTGGTCATAATGTTATGATAACCACAAAAATTGGTGATGTTGATACAACTGAGGGTGGAATTATTTCTGCCAACACATCATTCCGCCAATACGGTTTACTTAAAAACCCGTATAAATATGGCCAATCAGTAGAAATGAGCTCTGCAAATGCTAATACAGTTATCTCACAAACAACAGATATATCTTTGATTGCAGGTAGCGCATATACACCTAACGAATTTGTTTATCAAGGTCCTTTATCTAATCCAACATTTAGTGGTTACGTGAACACACAAGTACCACTTACTGTTAAATTAACAAATGTCAAAGGTGATATTGCAATCGGTTCAGTTCTCAAAGGAACACTAAGTAATCTAACAGGTAGAACAGTTTTTGGTATTAAATATCCAGAATTTGAACCTTACACTGGCGACATTGAATATGCCGAAAATTTCGCACCAATTGAAAGACAAAATGGCCAAGCAGAAAATATTAAATTTATCATTAAATTCTAGAGGAACACATGGCTCTTGATACCAACTTTAATTTAAATCCATACTATGACGACTTTGATGAAGCTAAAAAGTATCTTCGTCTATTGTTCAAACCAGGCTATGCTGTTCAAGCTCGTGAATTAACTCAAATACAATCTTTATTACAAAACCAAGTTGAGAGATTTGGTAGCCATGTGTTTAAAAATGGTTCTGTTGTTTCTGGTGGACAATTCTTCATACAAGATGCAATATATTTAAAACTTGATGCTGCATATAATTCTATAGATATTGATGTAACCGATTTTTCAAACAAAACAATTTTATCGGCTGACAACTCAAAGCGTGGAGAAGTAATTGTTTCTTTTGATGCTAATGCCGGCACAGGTGATCCTAAGACCTTGATGGTCAAACAAATTTACGGTGCTTCTTTTGTAGCTGGTGAAACTATTCATACCAGTGAAGCTGTTCCTGTTTATGCAACTATTTCTACTTCAGGCGTTGGCACAGGACAAATCTTCTCCGTTAGTGAAGGTGTTTTCTATTATGATGGATTCTTCATCCAAAATGATGCACAAACTGTAGCTACATCAAAGTATAACAATACAACAGCAACTGCACGTATTGGTTTTGAGATTCAAGAAAATATTGTAACAAACAATTCTGATACTTCATTATTAGATCCAGCACAAGATGCTTCAAATTATCAAGCACCAGGTTCTGACCGCTATAATGTAGAATTGGTTCTTGCTACAAGAGCATTAGATTCTATTGACGACACTAAATTTATTGAATTAGCTCGTGTAGAAAATGGTTACATTGTTAAATCCAATAAGTATCCACTATATGCGGTACTAGAAGAAACATTAGCTCGTAGAACCTATGATGAATCTGGTAACTATACTGTAAAACCTTTTAATATTACCTTAGAAGAAAACAGTTCAAATACTGCACAAACAAATGTTATTTTGTCTCCAGGCAAAGCCTATGTTTATGGTTATGAATATGAAACAAATTCTCCAACAACTTTAGTCATTGATAAACCAAGGACTACTGCTTCTTTTAATAATAAAAAAGTGACAGCAGATTATGGTAACTTTGTTTATACAACAAACCATTTTGGTTCATTCCCAATTAACAGTTTAGTTACTATTGATTTGCATTGTGTTAACACCGCATCTATCAATACATCGACTACTGGCACAATTGCCAACACAAAGATTGGCACTGCACGTATTAAATCTATTGCTTATGATAGTGCTTCTAATACATCAAATGCACAAACATATCAATATAAATCTTTCTTGTTTGATGTTAATGTAAATAATTCTATTACAGGTAATGCTAACTCAACAACAACCAACACAACTCAAGTTCAACTTTTTGGTACAAGTTACAGTAAAGTTGATAATGCTTATGCTGGTGCAAAACTTAGAATTACTTCTGGCGCAGGTTCTATTGATGGAACAAAATCTATTGTAAGTTACAATGGTGCTAATCAAATTGTTGTTGTTTCTAGTCCTTTCACACAAACTCCTAATGGTTCTTCATTGTTCTCTATTGACTTTGAATTTAATGATACCGAATCTTTAGTTAATTATTCTTCAACAACTCGGGTGCTTGGCGCAGATATTGCTGCCCGTTCGAAAGATGCTAATTTTAATAATGATGTGTTTATTACAGAACCATCTTATGAACCGCTAATCTTTAAATTAGGTCAGGAATATGTTTCTCAAAATAGTATTGCTGATTTATCTTTTTCATACCGAAAATTATATCAAACTCAATCATTTGGTTCTTCCCTATCACCGTCATTAACATTAGGTTCTGGCGAAGCCTTGGCTTCAGGAACTTCTACATCAACACGAGCTACCAATTATTACATTACTGTAACAACACAAGGCACATCACCGTATACCGTTGGTAGTGTGATTCCTGCTGATAAGTTTACAGTAGATGTTGGAACAAATCGTATTAATGTTGTTAATGGTAATAACATGGTTGCTAACATTATTAGCACAATCGATGTTTCCACTATCAGTCAAAAGAATAAAACTTTTGTAACTGGTAATACTATCATTCAAACTACTGGTGGAATAGACGTATTTGGAAATAGTGCTGTAATCTCTTACTCTACTAATGGTCAATGTCATATTGCTTCTAGTTTTATAGAAAAAACGCCTGGTACTGCTCAATCTCTTTTCGTAACGGATGTTACCGCAATAACTAACATTTTAGATTTCAATGGTAAAGCAATTACTACAGCTAATGCTGCAATTGCTACAAATATTACAGACAGATACACATTAGATAACGGTCAAAGAGATTCTTATTATGACCATGCTTCTATTAAACTGAACACAAAGTCTACTCCGCCAGTTGGACCAATTGTTGTATATTATAGTCGTTTTCTATCCTCTGGTGCTGGCTTTTTCACAGTAGACTCTTATAATGGTATCAATTATGGAGATATTCCAGTCTATCAGTCTTTTAAAAAATCTGAAAGATTTAAGTTGAGAGACTGTTTAGACTTTAGAGTTGAAAGAGCGGATGCTACAGCTGGTTCAGGTTCCACAGTAACGTTTGACGTAGATTCGTCAACCACCGGTCCTAAAGTGCCGGAGAATGGTTCAGATATAACTTTAGATTACTCATATTACTTAGCTCGTATTGATAAAGTTATTTTAGATAAAACAAAACAATTGCAAGTTGTCAAAGGTATTCCATCTTTGTCTCCTGAAATGCCTTCAGATACAAGTACAGGAATGACTTTATATGTTCTAACATATCCACCTTACGTTTCTTATTATAGTGATATTACTACTAAACAAATTAACCATAAACGCTATACTATGCGTGATATTGGTCAAATTGAAAAACGTGTTGAAAATTTAGAATACTATACAGCTTTATCTTTGTTAGAACAAGATACTTTAAGTAAATCCGATTTAACAATTTTAGACACGCAAAATTTACCACGATTTAAAAATGGCATTCTTGTTGATGCGTTTAAAGGCCACTCTGTCGCTGACGTATCTAATGATGACTATGCAGCTTCTATTGATCCTAAAAATAAAGAATTAAGACCTTCATTTAATATTGAAGTTTCTAAATTAAAATTTGATGCAGCTAATTCAACAAATTATGCGTTGACAGGTTCTTTATTGTCTGCAAATACAACTACTGTTCTTGCAATCGACCAACCTAAAGCTTCAAAATCAACGAACGTTAACCCATTTAATATTGTTAACTTTCTTGGTAAAATTAAATTAAGTCCACAATCCGACATATGGGTTGATACAGATAGAAAACCCGATGTTCTTGTAAACATTGGTGGTGACAGAGATGCTTGGGATGTAATTCTTAAAAAAGTTGGAGTTAGCAACTGGAATTACGAATGGAATTCATGGAACACGGTATGGACTGGTAATGAACAAACTACAGGCGCTACAGCAGTTACTTTACCTAACTGGGGCGGCGGTGTTCCACAACCTCTGTGGGCAACACAACTCACTACTGTGCAACAAGGACAAACAAGATCCGGTACTGCTACGTCTGTTGGAGTTGGCGCAATTACACAATCGATTGGTGATAGAGTAGTTGACGTATCTATTGTTCCATTTATGCGAGACATTAACGTTCTGTTTGTTGGTACAGATTTTAAACCAAGAACAACATTATATCCATTCTTTGATAATACTTCTGTTGAAAAATATGTTGGCGACCGTGTTAATCGTTTCTATCTTGCCAATAACAACATTAGATTGAATACAAACCTAAGCAATCCAGAAATTGCTAATGTTATTAATAGAGACACAAATACTTCTATTGGTAATGCTTTAATTGCTCACGTTTCTAACAATATTGTTCATGTGACCAACGTTACTGCAAATGCAACTTTTAACGTTGCAAATTTGAAAATTGTTGGTTCACAAACTGGCCTATCTTACAACGTAACTTCTTATGAACATGTTGGTGGTATTTGTCGAGGCGCTACATCAAACACTATTACTTTAACAGTAGATGCAGCTGGTGTTGGCCAATCTAATACCTATGTTGGTACAACAATCTTTATTCCCGAAGGAACAGGTGTAGGCCAGTCTGCAACCATTACTGCTTATAACCCTTCTACAAAGGTAGCAACTGTTACTCCAAATTGGACAAAAATTCCACTTGCAGGTGACACTGCTTATGCTATTGGTAGAATTAAGTCTGATGCTTCTGGTTCCGTTGTTAGTTTGTTCTCTATCCCAGCGGGCACTTTCCGTGTTGGTGAAAAACTATTCCGTTTAAATGATAATAGTGTTGGAGACATTCCAAGTTCATCTACAAACGGTGATGCGTCATTCTTTGCTCAAGGTATTTTACAAACTGTCGAAGAAACTATCGTTTCTACAGTTCAACCAACAATTCAACGTGTTAACGTAAATGAATCCCGAGTGGTTACTACGACCGTTTCACAGCGTCAAGTTGTTGTTGGTTGGTATGACCCATTAGCGCAAACATACTTGATTAGTCCAGAACAATATCCTGAAGGTGTTTACCTATCTAAGTTGCGTTTCTGTTTCAAGTCAAAAGATGAAACAGTACCAATTACGTTACAAATTCGTCCAACAGTTAACGGCTATCCTTCAGCGTCTGTAATTTATCCGTTCTCTACTGTTTCTTTAACACCAGATAAAGTTAAAGTAACCGCTTCTCCAGATTTGGATGATGCAACAAAGTACACAGAATTTGTGTTTGATTCTCCTGTTTATATTCAACCAGGCGAACACGCATTTGTTCTATGGTCTAACTCCAACAAGTATGAAGTTTATACTGCTGAAATGGGTAAACTAGATTTGGTCACAAGTCGTCAAATCTCAGAACAACCTTATGGTGGTTCTCTATTCTTGTCACAAAACGGCTCAACATGGACTGCTGACCAGAATTTGGATATGATGTTTAGAATTTATAGAAGCGATTTTGATACTGACGAAGTAGTTGCTTCGTTTGAATTGGCAAAACCTGCGGCAAACTCTTTTAACTATAGCGTTATTCAATTGATGACTTCTGGAATTCAATTACCTAATACTTCTATAAATCACCAATACAAATCGGAAATTGCTTCTGGAGGTTTTGCTGGTTATAAGTCAATTAGCCCATTCTTTGATTATGATATTATTGATAATAGTGGTGAGAGAGAATTGAATCCTGCTACTGGAAATTCAACGTTTACCTTACGTAGTACTTTACAATCTAATTCATCTTTGATTTCTCCTATACTTGACGTTTCAAGAATGGGTATTATTACAGTTGGAAATAAGATTAATAATTTACCATTGTTAAACGCCGACATTACGATTGCAAATACGGGTTCAGGCTATGCTAATGCTTCTGACGTTATTGTAACTATTACTGGTGGAAATGGTTCGGGCGCATCTGCGGTCGCTAACGTTGTTTCTAACACAATCGATGCAATCTATATTGTTGATGGTGGATTCGGTTATACTACATCTCCAACAATCACCATAACAAGAGGTTCTGGCGGCGGCAACAATGCTTCAGCAATATATAACGGTGAAGATAAGAAGACAGGTGGTAATGCTACTGCTCGATACATCACACGCCGAGTAACTTTGGCAGACGGTTTTGATTCTGGTGACCTTCGTGTTTATATGACTGCTTACAAACCAACAGGCACCAACATTCTTGTATATTACAAAGTATTGTCTGCTTCGGATGCTGAAGCACTTGAAGATAAGAATTGGACATTGATGACTCAAGTTGGTAATTCCAATTTTGTGTCTCTAAATAATATAGACTATCGTGAATTATTATTTGCGCCTGGCTCTGATGGTGTTCCAAGCAATGCTTTAAGTTATGTTGCCGGTAATACATTATTCTCAACATTTAGAACGTTTGCAATTAAAATTGTTATGACAAGTTTGGAACCTTCTGTGATTCCAAAGATTAGAGACTTCAGAACAATTGCTCTACCAGCAGGTTAATATGGACACAGTACAAGTAACCGATTCAACTTTTGTGAGAGATATTCATTCTAAGGCTATTCTAAATACAGATAGAAAGGGCCTAAATGAATATCTTATGAAAAAAGAAATTGCAAAAAAACAAAACGTTGAGGCCGAAGAAACGAAAAACCGATTGTCGGCAATAGAACAAGATATGCAAGACATTAAACGATTGCTTGTAGAACTAAATTCGATGAGAACAATAAATGGCAATTAATCAATTAAGTACCTCAAACACATTCCAGCAATGGTTAAGTGC